AAAAACTTAATTTTGTTGAAGGATTAATTGATATTGATCCTTCAGAACTTTACAATAGTACATCACTTACAGTAAATTGGAACTATATCGGTGACAGAGTTTTGACTAACCTAGATATGGCCTATTACGTTGCAAGTAATAAAGATGAAGTAGGTGCTATAAAGTTATTACAAGTTATTGAAGATGCCGCGGACAATGAACAATTTTACGACTGGGAAAACTGGCAAGATGTAGCAGGTCAAAGTTGTTGGAAAGGTCCAGACGGTAAATGTGCGTATCACCATCCAGAGTTTGTAACACAGGCATTTGTTGGTATGATGCTAACAGCAATCGTTCTAGAAGAATACATTTGGCCTGAGCAAAGGCAAAAGTTTGACAAATATTTTGCTAAGATGTACAAACGTTTTATTAAACCTCAAGCATTTAATGATTGGAGTACAGGATTTTATGCAGGAGCAAACGGTGGCTTAGGTAATTTAGCATATGCACGTTGGACTAGAAATGAATCTTTATTCAATAAAGAAATAAAATATCGTAAGAAAATCATTAGAAAACATTTCCGTAAAGATGGTTGGATTGAAAACAACAGTTGGAGAGGTAATAGAGACTATTGGTATCACACTTTAGGTGTTGATGCAGTTTTAGGATACATGTTAATTGCAAGATCCAACGGTGTAAACTTGTTTGACGATCCTAAGATTGGTCCATTAGTGTATGCTAGTGTTGAAAAAACAGTTTTAGGTAATGTCTCTCTAGCAGAATTTAGTAAAAAAGGCTACAAAGGCAAAAATCATATTACAGGCAAAAAAGATGCACGACCACACATGCATCAAGAAGCAACCAATGTAGTTCAAATAATCAAAAATGAGTATGGCGTTAATATTACGCCAAGACCAGATCATTTTAGAAGACAGGACGGCCAAATTATGATTAACTCTACAATGGGATTCAATGCTAGTTGTTATTATAAGTCAAAATAATGCTTGACTTTGGTGCAGAAATACAGTATAATACTATAAATTAAGGAGATATCATGAGTGATAGAGTATATGGTCCTGACGAAAAGGCTAAACTTGAAAGACTTGTAAACGAAGGTGTTACAGTATTACAAGAAATTGAAGACCTACAGGCAGGCTTAAAAGATACAGTTAAAGCAGTAGCAGAAGAATTAGATATTAAACCTGCTATGATCAACAAAGCAATCAAAATTGCACAGAAAGGTGATTGGTCAAGAGTTGCAGAAGAGTTTGACGACTTGGAAACGCTTGTTGTTACCGTTGGTAAGGACAAGTAATTTTGCAAAAAGTAATAGACTTTTGGTCAAACAGTTATAGAAGTGACAGAACTGCATTTGCATTTGAGCTTATTAGTTTTATTTTTACTGTTGGCGCAAGTATGACACTTGCTTTCAACGCAGATGATCCTAATATGCTTGTTGTTTATCCAGGATTCTTTGTTGGAAGTATTACACAAGTTTATGCAAGTTGGCGTAGAGGAGCGGCATGGATTATGCTTCTCACGTCATACTTTGCTTGTGTAAATGTATTCGGATTTGGAGTAGCGGCAGGATGGTGGTAAAACCTTATCAACCTTTAGCATGGTTTAGCACAGCCTGTTTACTTGTCGCGGCAACATTGGCCGCTTTCAACATTTATCCTTGGTATGTATTTGCGTTCATTGCCAGCAATAGCTTGTGGGTTTTGATAGGAGTTCTTTGGAAAGAACAAAGTTTAGTTGTCCTTAATGCAGGACTTACAGTAATTTATATTGCAGGATTATTATTAAATGGTTGAAACAATAAAAGATAGAAAGTTAATCAAGAATCATGCGGTCAGCACACTATTTGTTGATTATCCTTGTAAAGTTCAACATGGACATATTGGTAGAACATTAGAAGATGACAAACCTATCATTGAATATTTTAAAAAATTAAGAAAAGAACAACCAGATTACGAAGCGACTAATTTAACGAGTTGGAGAACTAGTTGGGAGGCACACCTCGAGCATCACGATATCTTAAGTGAACTAATGATGGATATTATACAATGGCATAACAGCCATGTTTCGCATCCTAGAAATGATTATGTTCATGAACAAATTAAGCAACTTCAAGATTTTAACTTAGATGCAGAAGTATGGTATACTGAATACGACAAAGGTGATAAAGCAGATGAACATCATCATGGTCATATAAGCAGAACTAGTTTTGTGTACTATTTAGATTGTCAACCAGATGGAAGTCCTTTGACATTTGTGAAAAAAGCAATACCACAATATGGTCTTTATCAGTCAGTTGAAGAATTTCATTTGCAGGCATATCCGGGTATGATTGTGTTTTTTCCAAGTTTTTTACATCATAAAGTTTATCCTACCAGATCTAAGAGGTATGTGTTGGCAGGAAACATAAATGATATTATATATAAGACGCCAGACGCTTAAAAGCAGGCATGTAGACGGTACGTTGGCCACAAGCAACGAGGAGAAAAATGAGTTACGTAGACGCAATATTTGATCGCGATTCTGATATCATTCGAGTCGTAGAACGCAAAGATGGTAAAAGACATTACCATGAATATCCTGTAAAATATACTTTTTATTATAAAGATCCTAGAGGTAAACACAAGAGTGTTTATGGAGATCCTCTTACACGTATTGTAAGTAAGAATACAAAAGACTTTCGTAAAGAAGTTGCTATTAACAAAGGCAAAGAACTTTTTGAAAGCGACATTAATCCTATATTCCAATGTTTAAGTGAGAACTATCTCAATCAAGATGCTCCTAAACTAAACATTGCATTTTTCGATATTGAGACAGACTTTGATCCAGAACGTGGCTTCGCTGATCCAAGTGATCCATTTATGCCAATTACATCTATATCTGTTTACTTGCAATGGATGGAAACAATGGTATGCTTGGCTGTGCCTCCTAAAACACTTACAATGGAGCAGGCTAAAAAAGAACTTGAAGGTATTGACAATGTAATGCTGTTTGACGATGAAGGTAAAATGATTGATACCTTCTTAACACTAATTGAAGATGCTGATATCTTAAGTGGTTGGAACAGTGAAGGTTATGATATTCCATATACTGTCAACAGAACTAGCCGTGTACTAAGCAAAGACGATACTAGACGTTTTTGTTTGTGGGGACAACTTCCTAAAAAACGTGAATATGAAAAGTATGGCAAATCAGCTGAAACCTATGACCTAGTAGGCAGAGTGCATTTAGATAGTTTAGAACTTTATCGTAAATACACATATGAAGAAAGACATACTTACAGACTTGATGCTATTGGTGAAATCGAAGTTGGCGAAAACAAGGTCCCTTATGAAGGTACTTTGGATCAGTTGTACAACAATGACTTTAGAAAGTTCATCGAATACAACATACAAGATACCGCACTACTGGACAAGCTGGACAAAAAACTAAGATTTATTGATCTTAGTAACGAACTAGCACACGCAAATACTGTTTTGCTACAGACCACTATGGGTGCTGTTGCAGTTACAGAACAAGCAATCGTAAACGAAGCGCATCACAGAGGACTACAAGTTCCTAATCGACCAAAACGTGATGATGAAAACACAGCGGCGGCTGGTGCTTATGTTGCATTTCCTAAAAAAGGATTACACAAATGGATTGGATCTATGGACTTAAACAGTCTGTATCCAAGTGTTATTCGTGCATTGAATATGGCTCCAGAAACTATCGTAGGACAAATTCGGCCTGAGATAAGCACAGCAAGAGTCGAAGAAGACATGGGCCTTAAGAAAAAGTCGTTTGCAGGTAGTTGGGAAGGACGCTTCAGCACAGAAGAATATGAAGCAGTAATGGAACAACGCAAAGATGTTTCATTAACAGTTGATTGGGAAAACGGACAAAGTGATGTACTAAGCGGTGCTGAAATATACAAAATAATTTTTGACAGTAATCAACCTTGGATGCTAAGTTCAAACGGAACAATTTTTACAAACGAGTTTGAAGGTGTTATTCCGGGTATTCTAAAACGTTGGTATGCAGAACGTAAAGAACTACAAGCAATGCTTAAGAAAGCAAAAGATGCAGGCAACGAAACTGAAATTGCATTTTGGGACAAACGACAGTTAGTTAAAAAGATTAACTTGAACAGTTTATATGGTGCTATCCTTAATCCAGGCTGTAGATTTTTTGATAAACGTATAGGACAATCAACTACACTTACTGGTCGTACTATTGTTAAGCACATGAGTGCAGAAGTGAACAAAGTAATTACAGGTGAATATGATCACGTAGGTAAAAGTGTTATCTATGGTGATACAGACTCTGTGTATTTTAGTGCCTATCCTATCCTTAAAGAACAAATCGATGCAGGCAAAATACCTTGGACAAAAGAAAATGTAATTACATTGTATGATCAAGTCGCCGAAGAAGCAAACAGTACATTTACAAAGTTTATGGGTCAAGCATTTCATTGTCCGCCAAGTCGTGCAGATGTTATTGCCGCTGGTAGAGAAATTGTTGCTGAAAGCGGACTATACATTACAAAGAAACGCTATGCGGCACTAGTATATGATGTAGAAGGTTTCCGTTCGGACGTAGACGGAAAGCCTGGTAAAGTAAAAGCAATGGGCTTAGACTTACGTAGATCAGACACGCCTGTGTTTATGCAGGAGTTTCTAAGTGAAATCTTGCTTATGGTACTTACAGATGTTCCACAAGAAGATATACTACAACGTATTACAGAATTTAGAAAAGAGTTTTCTGAACGTCCTGGCTGGGAGAAAGGTTCACCTAAACGTGCAAACAAGATTGGACACTATCAGCGTCTTGAACAAAAGCAAGGCAAAGCAAATATGCCTGGACACGTAAGAGCAAGTATTAATTGGAATACACTTAAACGTATGAACGGCGACAAGTATTCGCAGGAAATCGTTGATGGTATGAAAGTTATCGTTTGTAAACTTAAACAAAATCCACTAGGCTATACAAGTGTAGCATATCCTACAGATGAATTACGTTTGCCGGATTGGTTTAAAGAACTGCCATTTGATGATGCGGCTATGGCGGAAACTATTATTGATAACAAACTAGATAACTTGATCGGTGTGTTGAATTATCCATTAGAAGATACAAAACAACACAATACTTTTAATTCTTTATTTGATTTCGGAGAATAAAATGAAAATAGGAAATTGGGATATTGGCGGAACTATTGCCAAACAAGATGATCGTTATGTTGTCAAAGATAATAACACTCTAAAAAACCTCGTAGTAAGTTCAACTAGATTGAATCCTAACAAAAGCACTAGCGGACACAAACACGAAGGACAAGAAGAAGTTTATTTGTTTATTGAAGGCAAAGGTAATATGCAGTTAGATGATGAAACATTTAGTGTATATCCTGGTGATACTGTGTTAATACAAGACGGTGTGTTTCATAGAGTACATGCAGATGATGAAGAAATGTATTTTATTTGTGTTTTTGACGGAAGGAGAACACATTGAAAGTAGGATTTACATGTAGCACATTTGACTTGTTACACGCAGGACATGTAATAATGTTGCGCGAAGCAAAGGAACAATGTGATTATCTTATATGCGGATTACAAGTTGATCCTAGTGTAGATCGTAAAGAAAAAAATGCACCTGTACAAACTATAGTTGAGCGTTACACCCAACTAAAAGGCGTAGAATATGTAGACGAAATTATTCCTTACGGGACTGAAAGAGATCTAGAAGATATTCTTTCAATGTATCCAATTGATGTTCGTATACTTGGTGAAGAATATAGAGATAAAGATTTCACTGGCAAAGATATTTGTCGTAAACGTGATATTGAATTATATTTTAATAAAAGAGATCATAGATTTAGTTCAAGTGATCTAAGGAGAAGAGTCTGTGAATAGATATATTTTTGATGTAGACGGTACACTTACACCAAGCCGTAGACGTATTAACACTCCATTTGGTATTTTCTTTTTAGACTTTTGTAAACGTAATAATGTTTATTTGGTAACAGGTAGTGACAGAAAGAAAACTATAGAACAAGTAGGAATTGACATATACAATGCCGCAAAAAGAGTTTATAATTGTTCAGGATCAGATGTATACGAAGGTAATGAAAATGTTTACACAAGTAAATGGGATATACCTGCTGAAGCAAAAAAATGGTTAATGACTGAATGTAGGATAAGCGACTTTCCATTGCGTACTGGTTTGCATATTGAAAAGCGTCCGGGCATGGTTAATTTTAGTGTAGTAGGTAGAAATGCCACACTAGGTGAAAGAAAAATGTATTTCAAATACGATAGCAAAACTGGCGAAAGAAATAGAATTGCAAAAGAATTCAAAAGAGTATTTCCTACTATAGAAGCAGTAGTAGGTGGAGAAACAGGTATTGATATATTTCCTTTAGGAAATGACAAAAGTCAAATAGTAGATGATTTTGATCCAACTGATGTATTATATTTTTATGGTGATAGAATGGATAAGTCAGGAAATGATTATCCTTTGAAACGTGAAATTATAAACAAAGATTTAGGATTTGCTATTGAAGTAGAAGGTTGGGCAGATACTTGGGAGAAATTAAAATGCGTATAATGCTAACAGGACACAGAGGCTTTATAGGTAGTGCATTATTAAATCGTCTTA